AGCGCCGATAAAAATATCATCTGCTGTGTTATCATACAGAGATCCTGTTAGTGTTGTGTTGACAACATCTGTGCCATCAACATACATGGTAATCGTATTTCCATTTCTTACAACAGCAACATGTATCCATTGACGGTGCATGGTATTAAGATTTATACCAGTAGACTGTATATATGGGTAATCCGCTCCAGTGGTCGACCAAAAAAATCGAAATTGGCCACTGTTGTCCCGGCGTAACTGCCACGCCCTTCTGTCAGTAGCGGTGTGCCATTGCGCCACAATGGCTTGATTGGTCGTTGGGTTTATTGTATAATAGACATATGATTCGATAGTAAAATTTCCAGAACCAAAATTAAAATCTGCATGATTTGCCACTGATATATAATCACCAGTACCATCAAAATATGCAGACGCACCATGAGAGGATTCTGAATATGCAGCAGGATCAAATACAGATTTTGGTTCTAAAGATACATTACCATTAGGAGTGATTGCATGATTTGATGTAGATTGATCTTTAAAATAAGGTAGTCGACCTAGTAAGAATGTTGTGTTTGAATCTGCAACAGAAGGCGAAGTGGGGGGAGTGAAATTACTGCTATACCGCGCATTGCCAACATCTACTTTAAAATCACTTATATATCCGTTGAAATCACTGCTTGAAACGTATCCAACAGCTTTGCCTATATTCGCAATAGTAAGAGCGCCTGTTTGATTTGCTCCGCTTGTTGCAGTTACTTCCACGCCATCTATCCACAGTTTAATAGTATTAGTTGAGTTTCTAACTACAGCTATATAATACCAAGTGTTATTATTGAGGGTCCCGGCCCATGGAAAATAAGCAGTTGAGTTTGCAATTTGAAACTCAACAGTATTATCGTCTTTCACACTAAAATAAAGATATCCGCTAGACCCTCCAAATAATATTTGATGAGTATTTTTGGCTGTAAGATAAGCCCAACATTCGATTGTAAATTCTGTAGAAGAGGGTATAACCATGGCTGTTGAAGCTGGCACTAAATAAGCGCCCGGGCCTTGAAAATATGCAGAATATCCACCATGACGATATGGACTAAATGTTGATGCTGTTGAATTACCAGCAACAGTTATTGTATGATTTGAAGTGGATGCATCATCAAAGGTTTGATTAGAGCCAGCTGCAGTCGCCTTAACTGATAATGCAGTGTATCTTGAATTAGTAACAGAAAATGATAATGTAAACGCACTTACTGCACTTACGACTCCATTTAGACCATCAGTCACACTAAATGTTAAACTAAAAGTTCCAGCATCTGCTTCTGTACTTGATGGTGTAATTGTAAAAACATTATCTGCTTGAGCTACTGTAGCAGTACTACCTAATGATCCAGATGATACCGCATAGGACCAAGTTAAAGCAAATCCTTCAGGATCAGTAGAAACTGCAGTAATAGTTGTGGCTGTACCATCTATTGCAAGTGCATATGTATCACTAACTCCAGTAATAGCAGTTGGAGATACATTTGTAACAGTAGCAATTAAGTACCATCCAACACCGCTCCAAATATATAATTTATTTGTTGCTACAACAAAAGCAGTATTTCCAGGTGTAGAACCTGTAGCAGGCAAGTCAGCAAAGTTCTCGTATGAATACGATCCTGGTGCTGAGCTTGCGCTTTTTGGAAAGCTAGCTGATTCAGTTGCATATCTTTTTCTGGAATAGCTTCCCATTTAAATCACCCTATTTAAATATCCAAAGTACCTTGTCTGTGATCTTTACCGACATGTTTTAAATTTTTAACTGCATCGTTACCTTCTGGAGTTAATTTTGTTAATGCTTTTTTATAATATGTCGAGCGGGTTTTAACATCAACTTTGTCATAAGCAGCTTTCTTATGAAATTTAGTTTTACTCTTTTGACCTTCCGGAAGCCCAGCTTCAGCTTTAGTTTGGCTATCAACCATTTCATTATAAGCATGATGTGCTGCAGTAGCAGTTTTAACCAATTTATGCAACGTAGCACTATGTTTTGGAAGGTTTGGAGCATGGTCAGCTGTTCTTTCTTCTTCATGATGTGGATGATCTTCATGTGTATGATCATATCCTAGTTTTGCATCATTAATATGTGTTTCAGAAGGATTCTCTTGTTCAGCTTTTTTATGCCTTTCCATTTCTTCATAATGGTGGTCATGAGCTCCATTACCATAATGATGTTCATGATAATGACCGACGTGCGAAGATGTATATTCTTTTTCTGCGTGAGTTTCCATATGAGCGCCAGCAGCAGCGTGAGCATCCATATGGAGTTTTAAAGTATGTTCAGCATGAGCTATTCTGTCTTTTGCTTCGGGGGCATGTGCTTTAAGTTTCGTAATATGCTTTTTAATAGTCTTCACACGGTCTTCAGCATCACTAGGACCATGAACAGCTCTACGATCTTTGTCGCTCTCACTATCTATGCTATTTTCTCTAGCAATAATGCGAGAAGGAGCCATGTCGCGAGAATGATCATTTGCCCTATCCACTTCTTGTTTAGTGTTTCCAGCGCCATCTACCCAATCACCTTGAGGATGGGGAGCCAATCTACCTGTATTATGAGGATTATGAGGAGCAGTAGTATCAAAGAATGATCCAGATTTACCCTTAGGTCGCATTGCGTTTGGATTATCAGCATTACCTTTTTTGGTAATATTATAACCTTTGCTTAACCCTTTTAAGTTTCCTAATTTTTTGGCGTTACTTTTACTTTTATCACTCAAAGCAGCTTTTGCTTTTTCATGCTCAGCATCTTGGGCCTTGGCTCTATTACTTATATTCTTCATTCTTTCTGCATGCTTTTCAGGGTCACTTTTAAATGACGCTATTGCAGCATCTTTTGCCCGCCTAATTCTCTTAAGAAAGCCCTTTTCATTAAGCTGCTTTTGATGTTGAATATCTTCGTTCATCTGTTTAAAAGTTTTCATGTCTACCCCATTCGATAATTTGCTAAACCATTTTACTATATTTATACAAATAAAAAAAGGAACAAAACTAATTGCTCCCTTTCTATACTATTTCTTATAAGGAATTATGCCACCATATCCTCTAATTCATATATCTTCTGATCTAAATATACCTTTTTTGATTCAAGTTTTTTAGCTAAAGAATGGTCACCCTTTTGTTTTATTTCCTCTACATAAGCTTTAAGCTCAGTAGAATCTTTTTGTAATTTTGCTATTTGATTGTTATGTAAAACCATTTTAGTTCTCCTAAAAAAAGACAGACTCTTCCAAAGAAGGCCTGTCTATAAATCTAATTATAAGTATATTTTCCAATCATCATATATTTATTTCTGTATCAAATTCGGAAAGGCTTCTTTTGCTACTGCTTTGGTAACTCCTTTTATTGGGGTTTTGTTAATCATATTAATAACTAGTTCTGCATCAGGCGGCTCGACAGATTCTAGCAAAATGATAAAGAGCTTTTCTCTTTTCATTTTTTGCATAGAGTCACCTGGACCGCCTTTAACAAATGTTATAAACTCTCTATGTTTTTTGAGCAGATTAGAAGGCGCGTTGTGTCCTTGGTTTTCTTTATATGGAGGTCTTCCTCCAGGTAAATTAAACTGAATTGTTTCACAATACGTTCCTCTAAGAATATCTTTTAAGGCCCATGATTCATTATTTCTCAATATTTCGATCTTTTGTTTTTTAGATCTAGCTTTTATTACATCATTAAGTATATCACTTATCATTATTATATAAACTCCTGTACACTTTCAACTAACATTCTACAACGCTTAGCTACAAGATATGGGAACACTTTACTTTTATTTCCATATTGATCTTGTTCTACATACTTATTTATAATCTCTTCTTTAATGTTTTGAGGACATTCTGATTTTTCTGTTAAATCTATTAGTTTTTTATTACGTAAATAATTACGATAAACTTCATCACCTAAAGCTTTTGGATCTTCAAGTAGTGTTGCTTTTTTCTTAGCAGATAATGGTGTTTGTCTACGGCCTTCAATAAAACATTTATCGTCTGATAATACATTTGGTACACCATCAGTGCCACATCCAGTAAGAATGTGTTCTTCAAGATATAATCTAGGATTAGGTTCATCTACAAATTTCTTAGTTGCTGTTGACCATTGACGAACATTACCATATTTTTGTAGTTGACGAAAATCTTTATCAGCTGATACAATCATTACCTCTTCATGATTACCAAACTCTTGAGTCCATTTTACTATTTCAGCAATAGAATCATCAGCTTCACATCCCCATTGATGAATAACTTTATATGGAAAATGTTCTTTTAATTCTTCGCGAACTAAATTTATACAACGAAAAGCTTCATCCCAATCAATCTTAGATTTTTCACGCGATTCTTTGCGCTTTCCTTTATATTCAGGATATACATCTTTGCGCCAATTTCCACCCGCATCGCATACAATAACTATTTCACCATATTTGTCTTTAAACTTTTGACGATACATACGAATACTATTTAATATCATATGGCGTATTAAATTTTCATCAGCATTTGTTAACCCCATTGCGACAGGGGCAATTGAAATACCTGAGAAGTCAATTAAAATCATAGTTGATTCCTTTCATTATATAGACATTATACCATAGTATTACTCAATTGTAAACCCTTTATTCAGATAATTTTTGAATTAATTTTACGTCAACTTTGCCCTCTTGCATTAATCTTTGACGATTAGCAAGATGTCCAACTTCGACATCAGCTTTTGATTGACCATGATATGGGACAGCATGACCTTCATCAATAAGAATCTCTGTGCACATACGTCCGTCTGGCGCAACAAAGTCGCCAAGGACTCTACCAAACTTACCTTTCATATCTTCACCATCTTTATTAATTTCAGTCTTTAATACGCCTTTAGCTCCAAGAAGTTCTTGAAGTCTTGCTTTAGCTGCTTTACCAAAAACCTTTTCAACCTTATCGCTGGTACGAGATTCAGGTGTATCAATACCCATCACACGAACTCTTTCATCTGTTAATACAATACCAAATCCAAGATCGATGTCTACATCAACAGTATCACCGTCAACTACTCTATTGATCGTACAGTTATATTCGTACATTATTCTTTTCCCCTTACATGTTTTGAATGAATTTTGCATCCAATAAATTGATTATAATATTCATCACTAAAAAGGACTTCACGATCAAATTGTTCTTTTGCCTCGTAATAGCTCATAAGACCTTTTGTCTTACATAGCTTTATTATTTCTCTTTTAAATCTATTTTCTCCATCATTTTCTACAAGCAACTTAACTTCTTCATTTGAGCCATAATAACTTATCCAATCAGATTGTGCTTTTTTTACTCTCTTTCGAGTCTTACCTTTTAAAGGTTTAAGTCTTCTTGTAGACCATAATGTTTTTTTCCCAATATACTTTTTACCGTTGTTTAAATCAGTTATACAGTAAACAAATCCAGCTGATTCATCAATACGAGAATCAGCTGGATCAAACTCTTTATTTTCAAATAACCACAATATAGTATTCCTTAATTACAAAATACTATTTATATAAATTCAATCGTCGTCCTCTGCGTCTAACAACTGAGCATTTATTTCATGACCGCAGCATGGACAATATTCTGGCTCTTTGTCTTCTGTTGATACTTGTGATTCTGCATCACAATAATCACACTCAATATAATAGTGTACCATATAGTATTCCTTACGCTTCACAACTAGCACAGTTCATAATATCACGAACTAATTCTTGTGCTGGATTTGCTGATCTTTGATAGTAAAATGTTTTAACTCCTAATTTCCAGCCTTCAATAATTAATGAATTGACGTCTTTAGCTGGAATATCTGGATGAATAAGAATGTTTAACGATTGAGATTGATCAATATACTTTTGTCTTCCGCCAGCTTGCTGAACAATTGAAAGCGGAGTAATTTCACTAAATGTTTTATATACATCTTTTTCATGCTCTGTTAAAAAATCAAGATGTTGAACAGATCCGCCGTGTTTAAGAATATCTACCCATACCTCTTCATTATTTTTGCCATGATCATGCAGTACAGCTTTAAGATGAGGATTACGATATGTAAATTTACCCTTTGCTAAATCTTTTGTAAAGTAATTTGAAGCGAGTGGCTCAATAGACGGAGACACCTGACCAAGAATAAACGAAGAAGATGTAGTAGGAGCTACTGCAGTTCTTGTAAGATTACGCTCTCCAGTACCTAACATGCCCTTTGGCTCACCGTATTCAATAGCTAATTCTTTTGATGCCTCAAGTGATTTATCATCAATAAATTTACTAATTTTCATAGAAAGCATTTGTGCTTCAAATGATTCAAATGCTATACTCTTCGATTGAAGATATGTATGCCAGCCTAACTGTCCAAGTCCTAA